CTCTTCTATGACCACTAGGTAGTTGCATGAATGGGATAAAAGAGGAGGAACCCAATACAACAACTTGATGAAAGGACTTGTGGTTTAGTTTGAGAATATTTTGCTCGAGGATCTTCTGATATTCTTTAGCATGAGAAGATTGATTAATTAATACTCCATTTTTCCAAATTTCAAATTTAGCAGGCTTAATGCCTCGGACTATTTTATATTCACTCTGCCCAATACCAAAGCTAACCTCAACAATGCAATCTTTATTATTGATTGAATTGATTAACTGAGGTTTATTAATGTTACGATGTGGTTTGCCAAAGAGAGCGAATGATATAGCATCCAGCATCGTAGACTTGCCGGCACCGTTTTGACCGACAATTAGTGTAGACTTGTTAGAGTCTAATTTTATTTCTGTCCAGTTATTACCTGTAGATAAAAAGTTTTTATATCTTAAATTTTTAAAATAAATCATGCTATTTCTAAAGATTGAGCTTCCGTCATAAGTTCTCGCATATTAACTTTGAGTCTGTCTTTATCTAGATCCGTATCAACTCCGTCAATATAATCACTCACCAACTGACTTGTATCTTCCACCATTAAATTTTCATCATCAACATTATCACCAAGAAACTCATTAAAATTTTCTGCTATTTTTAATTCGTATATATCTTGATTTTGAATACGATCAATAAACCTATCAAAGATAAAAGAATCTGATTTATTAATCACAACAACCTTCACAAACTTATTATCTAAATTTGATACATCATAATTATTATAGTCTATTTTGTCGTCATTGTAAAGTATTTTATGAAATAAAGTATAAGAATTTTTAATTTTTTCTATTTCACGAGTTTCTGTATCGATGACATGAAAGTACTTGGGATCATGAGCATCTGACCAGAAGAACTCCATCTGACTACCAAGATACCATATATTATCTTTACGAGATGAACAATGAAAATGACCAGTCAAAACCTGTTCAAACTTTTCAAACAATTTATGATTCATACCATGAACATTAGGAACGCCTCTTTGAACTTCAAATCCTTGAAGGTCTAAGTGAGCACCGCACCAATCTGCTTTACAGTTTTTAATAAATTCAACAGTAGATTCTTGATTTTCTGGATTGATCCATGGAATGAGTGCCATATTAAGTGAACCATACTTCATAACAGTAGGTTCCATAATAATATGGATTTCATTCATATAATGACCAAGGCATTCTTTCAGTGAGTTAAGGTCATTTGTATTTTTAAAGTAAGTATCATGATTACCTGGAATAATATCCATAGTCATTTTACGAGATCTTAATTCATTTAAGAAATGTTTTCTATTGTGATTGAGGGCTTTAAAGTTAACATATTTTCTATGGTCATAATAATCACCAAGATGAACTATATGTTTTACCCCTCTTTGTTCACATTCAGGAAAAAATACATTTTCATAAAAGTCTTGGGAATTTTTTAAAAAGATCTCTGAGGAATTACGGATCCCACAATGTGTGTCGTTAAGAACTGCTATTTTCATTTGGTTTTTTTCTCAATATAACATAATCATCATGAATGATCCACTCTAGTGTATCACCAACTTTCCATTCTTGTTCTTCAACAATTTCTTCTGGAAACTCGATTACAAGATCATCGTCTTGTTTTAAAACTTCCACTTGATACATTTTAGTTTTCTTCATTCCATAAACTCACTTAAATCAGAATCTGCAATTTTACTTCTTTTTTTACGAACTTCTTTTTTATATACTTCATCAAAAACTTGATCTTGTTGTTTTACCTTATCGATTCTATCTCTTAATGTATCAACGAATGTACTTATAACACGACCCGCCGCTTCATCCGCAAGATCTAGATCAACAAAGTTTTCGATACCAGATTTCTCTAAATATTTTAACTTAACATCTTGTTGTTTTTTCTCTTTAGCAATTCTTCGTAAAAATGCATACCATGAGATTTGCGTAAAATAAGCAAATGCATTTGGTTTACCAGTACGAGTTGCTGTTTCCAAATTGTAATTATGTATAGCCTTTAAACAGTTTTCCACCGCATCCATAACCATCTCTTCGCGATATGTATAGCGAATGAAATTTGATTTATGAGACAATCCTTCAGAAATGCGTAAAAAACATTGTGCAATATAATCTGTTACTATGGGAATTTCTGTATTATTTTTTTGAGCTTCACGGACTCTTGTTACATATTCTACAACTGCTTGAGAAAATTCAGCATTATTGACATAATGTATACTTTTTCTTTTTGCCATAATAAAATCCTTTTTATAAAGATAACATTATTATATCACCTTTGTCATTGAAAGTAAAGAATAAAATTTTAATTTAAGATTAAAAAATAGTTCTTTACATATTGATCAAATGGTGGTATAATAAATTAAGGTTTTTTGGAGGGTGGATATACCCAAGCCCCAATTCTTCCATTTACATCTGGGTAGTCGATATACTCCCAATTAGGGTTGTCTCTATCAAATAAAGTTCTTTCCCAAACAGGTATAAAATGCGTATTCCCCCATTTAAAATCTGGATTTCGTCTCAAATGTATTTCTATCAATTTATCACCAATAAACTCGCAATTAATCCATCGATACTTAGATCGAAGTGGTTCAAGAATTTGTGGGTATGGTATGATTTTATATATTTGTGCCCATTGATCCCAACGAGTAAGATCTTTTCCTTTTCTCAAACCTATCACTGCAAGATCTTGTATTCCATATTCATAATCAACACTGATATGATCACCTTCAAACCATTCACACCAAAAATGTCCGACAGGCAAATGATCAGTATCTTTTTCTATCCATACTTTTTGAGCTCCGAGCCCTAGTCCCATTGCATTAACACAAGGACGAACAATATACCATCCAGAATTTAAAGTATCTATACCCACTGGACCGCAATTATAACCAAGTTTTTTCGATAATATAAGTTTGTCCATATACCACAAATCTTCTGTGCGTATTTGTTCCCAAACTTCTTCTTCGCTGTACATTAATGCAATGTACCCTTTGGTTTAAATTTAATTACATTTTCTGGCATGTCTGAATCTTGTTCTGCGATTTCAGCTAATTGAGTGAGATACATATCAAATTCTTCTTCGTCCATATCCATCATTTTTTGAGATAGATCATCAAGTGAAGCTGTAGGTTTTTTCTTTTTATATTTAATATTTTCTTTTAATTCCATTATAGCTTTTACATATTGTTTTATTATATCAGATGAAGGATTAACCTCTGCAATAATGTGACCAGAATTAATAGTATGAAATTCATCAGGATCATCCATAAAAACCATCCATGGTCTAAAAGCATAAAAACGAATACCCTTTTCAAAGTCTTCAACATTTACAACTTTAAGAACGCTACGAACTATAACCGCATCATTTTCTTCATTGTTCCATTCTAAAACTTCACAGATGATTTCATCATCATTAGACATTTTAAATTGTTTAAATGTTTTATCAATCATTTTAATGGAACCCTATAGGTTTTATGAGTAAATCTTTCTTTCTCATATATTTTAAGACGTTCTTCAGAATGAGTCAGAGCAAAGTTTTTCCTAGACTTCCAACTAATATTATCTATAACATCGTATAATTGAGTTTCCTTCCCATCGTCACTTTTACGAAGACCGCGACCAATGGACTGTAAAACACGAATCTGTGATTTGGACGGTGAGGCAAATACAATGTTGTGTAAGTTTCGTATATTGATGCCAGTACTAAAAGTTCCAAGGCTAGCAACGATAATAGCATTTTTTTGTTTCTCCATTATTCCACGAATTGCTTCTCTGTCTGTAGTATCTGTACCACCTGAGACAAAAAAAACTTTTCTATTTTCATCTACCATATTATCTATTAAATTATATAATGGTTTTCCATGTTTTTCAACATAATTATAAAGGACAAGAGTATTACCATTAAGACTAACAGTTAAATTACTTATAAACTTATTTCTTTGTTCATTTGTAACAATATATTCAATCTCTTCTTGATAAGTTTTTTGACCAAATTCTTTTCTTATTTTTTCACTGTATTCAAGTTCAATTCTTTTTATTGACAATGGAGCTAAATGATCATCGTCTTGTAAATCACGTGTAGTCGTTACTTTGTATGTTCTACCAAATAAACCTTGTAAGACTAGTTCATGAGTCTGAGTGCCATCTAAAGTACCTGTTGTACCATATCTATATTCTGCTTCTCCACATTTATTCATAATGCTAGTAAGAGACTTTGACTTAAACCCATGACACTCATCTCCAAATACCGCACCGAATTGTTCGAACCAAGTTTTAGGAAGTTTGTATATTGATTGCCATGTAGAAATAATAATAGGAGAATCTGTATCCTTATCTTTACCAGAATAAATCTTATGAGCAAGTCTATCTGGTAACCCATATTCTTTAAAATCACTTGTCATCTGTTCTACAAGAGATGTAGTCGGTACGATAACTAATACCTTTTTATTAGTAGAAGTCGATATATGACCTAAGTAATATGATAGTAGTATATAAATGATGAGTGATTTACCAGAACCAGTAGGAGATAACAGAATACCCCTTTTTCTTTCTAATCCCTTTTGAACAGCATCTAACTGATAATCTCGAATTTCGTATGGAAGTTTAAGGGAATCGATAAATGATTTTAATTGCGACTCATCAACATGTTGCTTTTCATAAGGTAATCCATATTCAGAATCAATAGAATCTACAATATATCCTCGACCACGCGAAAATTGTACGACATGGTGTATAAGACCTGCAGGTAATTCTTTTGTGTTACGATTAAACAATCTGATTTTACCATCCCAAATTTTATTTTTATAGGCTGGCATAAATTTATAACCAGGAACATAAAATGAAAAAAATTCATTCAGTTCTTGACCAATTCCAGAATCGCAATCTATGTAAAGAGTTGCGTGGTTTAATTTCCAGATTCGAATTGTCTCCACTTAATCATATTCCCAATGGTTTGGTGTCGCCATTTAATATTATCGACTATATCCGTTAATGTTTCTATTGTAATTTTATAGTATTGTATTTTTTCTTCAGACTTTTGTATCTCTGGATCTGCATCATAATAGTATTCCATCTCACCTTTTAAAACCTTGAGACCATCAAATGGATCTGGATCCCAACCAAGTTCTTCAATATCAGACTGATCCATTTTACCATTATAATATAACCACTTTTGTTTCAACAAATTTTTTTGTTGAAATTCAGATCTTTTTAATTGTAGTTTGTAAGTTGATAACAATTCTAAGTATTTAGAATGTAAGAAAGGTGTTTGTCTGGATGCTTCATCTAAATTCATATTATCAATAATACAATCTTTTGACCACATTTCGTGGATACTTTTCAAATCAATCATTTTTACTCCATCATAATATAGTTATTTATTAACCAGCTAAATTGGTCGTCACATTAATTGATGGTGATCCATCTACATTAGAAGTGTAATTAGCACCAAGTAATTCAAAATAAGAAAATCTAAATGATGCACCAAAGAAAACAAAAGATCCTCCACCCTCAGTTGATTCAAATTGAATATCAGTTAAAGCTGTTGGCACACAATCAATATATCTTACCTGTCTAGTCTTATTGTTATGACTTGAAAGAATAGTCAATGTCATATCTGATACTGCAGGTGGATAATCTCTAGTTCTTGTTAATGGTGTTTGATTTACAATATCTAGATTTCTTCTCATCCACGAATACATTTCATCATATGACTTCATATCTTCATCAAGAAGAATATTTGCTTGTAATTCATTAAAGGTTAGTTTATCACCAGTAAAAGGAATACCAGTAATCTTTTTATATGATACCTCAACTGCATTCATAATCATACCAGGATGAATAAATGACTGACAAAAGAATTCCAAGTTAGGGAAATTCTTTCTATCGACAGTCAGTTTAAATGATGTCGGTTGAAGGTAGTTAAAATTATCTGTTAGTTCTGCCATGATACTATTTATACAAGTTTAGATAAAAAAAAGGAGCAGCCGAAGCTGCTCCAGTTTATTAAGTTTTTTTATTATTAGAATTAAGCGCCGAGGATGTTGTCCACACGGAAAATTCTGTAGTACTGGTTAGTCTTAACAGCAGCAAGACCATCAGCAGGTGTTGAACCAACGAATGGGTTTGAAGCCATGCCGTAGCGTGTCTTAAATCCAATCTTTGGCTGGAAGGTGTCTTCACCAACTGCACGAACCATTGTTAATGGAACGTATGGGCAATAGAACAGACCAGCGTCATATGGGTTAGTACCTTTGTAACCTACGTTGATGTAATCTGCAGTTGAATATGGGTCAATATAGACTCTCATACGACCGTTCAGAACACCAGCAAAAGTATTGCCTGTGTCATCAACATTTAGGTTGGTTGACATTGCAGGAGCATAGTCCAACATACCTGAAGCAGCAAGTGCAGAAGCTACGTCAGAGGAGCAAACCATAAAGTTACCTTTACCCCGACGAGTTTCTTTAGCAATTACGTTAGCTTCACGCTCGATCTGAAGAATCAGACCTTTGAACTTTTCTACTGACCAACGACCATCAGCATCCGTTTGGATGTTGAAGATACCATTGATAGCAGTGTTTGACTGCAGAGCACCTGTTTTAGCTTGTGCATTCATAGTACGGATAACTTCACGGTTGATTTCAGCAAGAATCTCAGTTGAGAGAATGTTTGCCAATTCCGTTTCAGCATCCAGACCATGGATAGCTTTCAGATCCTGTGCAAGTTCTAAGCTGTATTCAGCTTTCAGTGCACGTGACTTACCAGTAACAGTTGCCTTTTCAATGGTAAAGCCCATTTCACCGAATGAAGAACCACCGGATGAACCAAGTGCTTCAGCATCGTCTGTTGGCATACCACCAGCAACGTCAGGACCATTGCCACGATCATTGTCGATCGAAGAATCTGAGTTAGAGTCGGTAAGACCTGACAGACCAGAAGGACCAGAAGTTTGAGTTACAGAAGAATCACCAGAGAAAGCGGTGTTTGCTTCGTTGAACAGTGCTTCAGTGTTTGAAGTTGAACCACCGCTATAACGTGACTTCATCGCAAAGATGAGGCCAGTTGGACCAGACATTGGCTGAACACCACAAATGTCATAAGCCATCAGGTTAGGCATTGCGCGGCGAACTAGAGCAATAAGAACTGGGTTCCAGTTAGCAGCTGAAGTTGTGTTGTTGCCAGGAGCAGCTTCCATCATAAGACCTTCTTCGCGAAGTGCTTGCTCTTGGTTTTCCAGAATTGCTGCAGTTACAGCTCTTCTGTGCTTATCGGTAATGGTGCCAGCAGATTCTTCATTCAGTACTGGTGCCCACTTTTCGATAAGGTTATCGTAAGAAATTACGTTATGCATTTCTAGGACTCCTAATTATTGGGTTTTTCTAAGTGCTGCGAGGTACTGATTCATTGAACCTGATGTTTCAACGATATCATCGTCTGATTCATCCGTATCAAAGTCAGCAGACTCTACTTTTGCTTTATTAAAATTTGATTCTTTAACGGTTGCAACTTTT